CAATCGAATTCTCCGGTCCAGTCCATCACATCTGTGCCTGGTTGCAAGTGCATCTCAGCCACGCCACTTGACCCGTATTCCGTAAAGGCCGAAGAGTCAATGGCTATGTCGAACCGATCAGCTCCATCTATGGTGATGGCTGCAAACAGTTCATTGATTTCCACCATGCCGAGCACGGTATCTATAAAAATAATTTCCGTTGACGAATAGCCATGTCCCACACTTCGCACACGAGCCGGATTGCTTCGACTGATGCCTGGTTGTCTGCATGTTGCTCCTGTGCCATCATAGGCAGTGAACAGAGTTGAATCTATGCCCACCAATTCAAAGGTTGTCGTGGTCAATTGATTGATGAGAAATTCGCCATCGGGTAGTTCCACCATTCCATTGGATGCTGCCCCTGCAATTTTAATATAATCGTTGTCGATAAAATCATTTACCGCCGATGTCACAACAGCCGTGCTTGCCAAGGAAATGTCACTGATTGCAAAGGATGAAGAACTGGCAATTGCATTTGAGGCATCAGGCGTCAAGGTCGCAATGCCCGTGGCCAAGTCCAACGAGAAGGCAGCGAAAGGGGATGAATTCCGCCTCATCGTCACAGCCGGACTTGCCACGGGTTTGCGTATAGTCCGAATGAAAGTTGTTGGTCCTGAAATATAATTCCTCACGAGCTGCAAAAAGTTTGATCCACTCACAACCATGGTCTGTTGGGTTGCTACAAAGTCTCTGAAGTCTTTGTAGCGGAACCCTCTGTGCTTTCCCATTCGGGCATAAAAAAAATCCACAACCAGGTTAATGTCGTCAATGCTCTTTAATCCTGACCGCGCATTGAACTTTTGATCTGCATCCCCATAGATGGCAACCCGAGACTCGAACGCATTTTCTTGTCGGGCCACATCGGTAAGGAACACAGGCCCACCTCTTGACCCGTAAGCAATGCGGGGAGGAAATTGTATTTCATCAAAAGCCATCAGCTGCCCCAGTTCGGTTTAAAGGGAACGTGAAAAACAATTTTGACTTTGTTGGGAAGACCTAGAACAAAATCATAAGCAGTTTTTGGATGACACCAGCACCGTCCCTCTTCAGCCCAATGCTGTCCTGAGTTTGGTCCTACCTCATGCACCACTTCCACTTCGCCAGAAAATTGCCCTTCAATCTGGAAGTACGCATGGTCTAGTTTGCAATTGACCATCTTACGAATTCCTCGCCAAAGCACTTTGCATAGCTGTACCCATCATGGACCCAACCTGTCCGGTGGATCTTCCAAAGCCTTGAACATCCGGTGTGCTGATATTGAAAACATTTGTGATGTTGATTGGTGGCTTGAGTGATTCTTTGATTTCCACAGGAACGCTTCCACCTTTCAAGGGAATAATCGCCTCCGGTCCCTTCTCGGCCAGTGTGGAAATAGTCGGTTGTCGCTCAATCCCACCTTCCTGATTTGAAGCAAAAAGGCTTCCGGCAAGACTGGCCAGATTGGCAAAAGTGGATCCCGAGCCACTTGTGGCTGAACCCCCTGAAGTCCCTGGTGGCCCGTTTGGGTTGCTTGAGGATGAAAACAACCCCCCCACAAGGCCCAGGATGCCAGATCCTCCGTCTTTTCCACCGGATGAACCCAAGGCATTGGCAAAAGACTGACGGATCTGTAATCGGACAAAATCGGCCAAAATAGAGTCAACGAGGGAACCGACTTCAAGCTTCCCCGTTTTGGCAAAGTTAACGGCAGCATCCTCCATGCCTTGAAAGGAGTCGACCACAATCTTTTCTGAGAGGCTCGCAAAGTCATTCAGGTTTTCTTGGGCCTTGATAAACCCTCGTTCGAAGCCTGCTTCCACTCCGGTCTGTCCCTCAAGAGTGGTATTTCGTAGCTCCTGAAGTTTCGTATTGAATTCGTCAATGGTGATGGCATCCCGAGCCAGCAATCCACTCAAGGCCATCAGCCGCTCGTTCATGTCTTCTTGTGGCCCACGAATTTCTTCAAGGATGGTCTTCTGAAGTTCAAGGGCTTCATTGACTTCCACGGTCTTGGTTGCATTCTCCGTTTGAATATCTTTGAGCCGATCAATCTCTACCACCTCTTTCCGAATGGCATCGGCATGGCTTTCGGCATCCTCAACACCAGCTTTTTTCAAGGCATTGACTTCCCGTTGTACCCGTGCCGTGATTGCCATCTCTTCATTGGACAGTGCGGCCAACATTTTTTCTTCTGCCAGCTTTGCGTTCAATGCCCCAATCGGATCAAGGGATGCTCTGAACGCCTCAGTCAATTGGCCTTGTAAAATCTTTTCTTCCTCTTTTGTAATCAATCCCAAAGCCTGTTGCTTTTGTAATGTGGCTTCAGCCTCATTCAAGTCATTCAGTGAGGCTTCCAATGGGTTCAAGCTTTCTGTCAATAGCAGGAAACTTCGTTGTTGTTTTTGGGCTGCACGTTCTGCCTCTCGTGCTGCGTTTTCTCGTGCCTTAGCCAATGCCTTTGCGGCGGCAGCCTCCTCGGCGGCAGCGGCGGCAGCGGCGGCGGCGGCAGCTTCGTCAGCCACTGGATCATCAGGTGCGACAATGCCTCTTGCTTCATCTCCCAAACTTTTTAATTTTGCCAACTGTCTTTCAGCTTCTCGAATCTCTCCGACATTAAGCGCGGTTCCAAGACCTGAAAATATAGAGAATGATTGTAAGGACGCAGCAAATCCTTGGGATTCTTTTAAGCTAGCTATCAGTTCTTTTTGTTTTTCTATTTGGATATCAATCTGTTCGACACTAGCGTCAGTCAAACTACGCAACACACCTTCATTTGTGCGGAAAGCGCCTCCAAGCCCTTCACCAATAGCAACACCTAACTGATTAATATCGTCGATGCCATCTGAAATGACGTTGAGATAATCAGCCATAAAGGTTGTGGCATCGCGTGTATTGGGAATGACTCCCATGGATAATGATAAAGACAGACCTTCGAAAGCATTATCTAATCGAATCAAATCGTCTTCAAGGGTATCCGTGGCAATCAACTGTTGTTCAAATGCTGTATTTGTTCCGGTTACGGCTTTGGTCAAGTCTTCTACTCGTTGCGCCCTAACCAACAAAGCCGAAGCGCCAGCAATGGTTTCAGCACCAAATATTTTTTCAAGCCGTAGGTTTCTTTCTAAAACTGACAATCCAGACAATTGCGTAGCTTCAAGGTTTTTCAATGCCTGCGACAGGCCAACCACACTTGGCGATAACGCCTCAACCCCTAACTTATTCAAACGAAGCAGGGTATTTCGTAATTGCGTACCAGCTTCAGCCCCTTCCAGTTCTGCTTCACCCAAAACCTCGATGGCAGCAACTGTCTCCTCGAACGATAACCCTGCACCGGCAGCTATCGTACCCGCCACTTTTAATGATTGCGTCAATAATGGAATTTCTTTGGCGCCAAGTTTTGAACCTGCGGCCAAGACATTGATAAATCGTCCAGCCTCTTCTGCGGGGGCATTAAATTGATTCAATGATCCTGTTAGGGCTTTAACCGCGAGAGGCAATTCTAATCCAGACGCCTCAGCAAGAACGATGGCCTGTTTAGAGACTTCGATTAAAGCATCGCGGTTTTCAAGTAATTCCGGTTTGGCCGATGCAATAAGTTTAAAGGCGGTGGCCACTTCGACGGCAGAAGATGTGGTTGTTTTCCCTAGTCTTCTGGCTTCGTCGCTTAGAACTTTTAAATCTGCGCCAGCGGCTCCAGTAATAGCACTAAGTTCTGCTACGGCTTTTTCAAATTTACCTGCAATTGCCAAGACTGATCTAAAGGCCACTACCACAGCTGCGGCGGCGGCGGCCAAGCCCAACGGCCCGATTAAGCCTCTCGAAATTTCCGCCAAGCTACTCTTCAATCGGCCAGTCTTTTTACCTAATTTGTCGGCAGAAGCACCAACGCTGTCGAGCGATCGCTTGACGCGCTTAGCACCACTGACCGCACCAGTCGGATCTATCTCAACAAAAATGGTTCCGTCAGCGGCCATGTTTATTTTTTCCCTTTGCGGAAGTAATCAACCCACCACTCGTCCATCTTTCCGACCACATATCGCAACACCTCAAACTGGTCTGGGTCGTCAATGGCAAATCGAACAGCCCAAGCATGGATCGTTCGCCATGTGATGTGGCCCATGCCGTTGACCAATTGACGAGAGCTGCACAGATCCATGAAACAATCCCAGTACAGTAAATCCCAGTCTTGAACTGTAGGCTTGTTTTGGATCGCCTTCGGGATCGGGATCTTATTTGCTTTTGCGGCCTTGACAAGTTTTACGTCCCTCCCGTCCTTTGCCCACACCAGGGCATATTCCAAGGCCGCTGTTAGTTTTTTGCTGTGGCTTCCATTTCTTCATGTTGAAAATTGCTCCGCAAGTGAGAGTCTGAAATGACTTCGTTTAACAAGTCAGGGAAGGCACAGAACAACTCGTAGCATGTTTCCTTTGAAAACTTCACTTCGTTCCCTTCCCCATCCCTCAAGTTTGACCATCCCACCACGACAGTCTTAGCCCACACTTCGGCCAACAATTTTTTATTCTCATGTTCGCTTAATTTCCCATCTGTAATTTCTTCGGCGTGAGGCTTCATGATTCTGTTATAGGCGATCTTCCATTCTTGATTCCGAGCACCAGCTCTTTTGATTTTGATGCTGAAGGTTTCCTTGTTCACTAGCTCG